GTATTTGCGTTCGTGAACTTTGTCAGCGTCATTACGGTCCTGCCAGCTGCTGTATCTTTTGCGCTTTTCGCGGAATTAATTGCCGTTATAGCGGCATTGATCCCTTTTGTCGCGTCCTTAAGGTAAGTAACTACCTCATCCATGATGTCTTCCATGTCCCACAGTCTGGCCGGCATTAGTTACTCCTTTTTGTCATTCTGCGTTTTAGTGTTTCAACAAAAATATTTGTCCAGCGTTTCATCTGGATGTCTGTCTGTGATTCTGCGGATCCAAACGGGCCGCTGCCGGTTACCGTTGAATTAAATATAAACGGATGTTTATGGCTGCCAGCCTGTTGAAAAGGGAAATAATTTTTGCCTTGAATTCCGAGCGTCAATGTCTTTCTGGTCATTTCCCGCACCGTATACGGGGATCCTTTGTCAGTCAGTCCCGCCTCTATACTGCCCGTCTTGGCTCGGAGTATTGGATACGGTGTTTGCGTTCCCATAAACCGCATTTTTGCTTTCTTGTATCCAGCCGATAGATCTGCATACTGTCCGGGACCCTTCAGCGTAAAAATCATTTTGTTTGTTTTATACCAGTCGGATTCTATAGATCTAAAACACGGCCGGGCGTCTCCGGATTCCGCTAAAAGCGCGCGGAACGCCCGCTGTACCTGGGCATCCTCCATTTTTACGGTGTAACCGCTACCGCCCGCGCCCGGAGTCGCTACCATTGGTCTGTGTCCTTTTTAAACTTTGGCGTGCTTATATCGCTTGCCACGCCGCCGGCTGCCGACGTTGTAGTCAGTGCACGGGCAGTACCGTCAGGCAGTTTTAGCGCGCCTTCTACGTTGCCTTGGGTAACGTAGAGTCCTATCCCCTTTAGCATTTTTTCCGCGCGCGCGTACTCGTTTAGTATCTTTTGTTTTTCTTCGGTATTTTGATTTTCAACCCCGTTCTTACGCAAAATCTCGTTGATTTTTGCGACGGTAATGTACAGGCAAATTTCCTTTACAATTGAAAAAGCCTTCGGGGTAGATACTTTTATATCCGAAAAGGCATAAAAAGGATCTATCTTTCCCTCAACGTATGCTTCCGTGCGCGCTATTTCGTCCTCTGCCTCGGCGTCGGATATTAACCCGGTACCGAAAACAAGCTTTTTAAACTTAGAGAGGACGTTTGCCTTAGTGTGATACGTACCGTCTGCCATTTATCTACTCGACTATGTAATCAGCAAAATTTTTCTTTGCTTTCTTGAGCCATTCCATAAGCCCTTCAGGAACAGCAGCGCCGGCTTTGAGTTCTTTGCCTGCCCAGACGATGTTTGTTTTTAAGGACCCTTTTGCCGGGTCCGCCTTAGGTTCGGTCGTTGTGTTTTCCGGTGCTTTGCCTGCTTTGTTTTCTGTGTCTTTTGCCATGTTCTTCTCCTTTGTTTTACGTGGCTGCCGGGAGGACCCTTTTGCCGGGCCCGCCCGGGTTGCCACAAGTTTTAGGCGTTTGTATCGTAAATCAAATATCCTGCGCCTATCGTGATTAGCTTGTCTTCCCAGTTCGCGCCCGCGACTAAAACCTGTACCTGCTCGGGCCGTTTGCCTTCCGGCACGTAAGAATGTGCGTACTGTTTTGGTGCTTGGCTTGGGCAAGAAACTGACGCCCCGAACGTCTTGGAAAATAACGCAAGAGCTGACGGAGCTATATACGCTATTATGATGTTATCGCCCCATATAAACGTATTGGTAGCCGTCTGTCCCTCTTTTGCGCTGTTGTAAATCGCTTTTCCGATTAAAATCTTGTCAACACCGAGAGCCTGCGCCATCATTTCCGGCGTGTACTGTCCGGGTGTTGCTTTTCCCGGAGAAAGGACTGAAATTATCTGCGGGTGTATCTGCAAGGCTCTGAAAGTCGGAGCCCCCATAATAATCACGTTCGCAGTTTTGCCAGTCGCAGCTTCAATCGACGCTTTGCCTGTATTTATGCGTCCAAGTACCTCGGATGTCGGTGTCGTCCACTGGTCGCCCGCTGTAAGCGTAACAGTGTACCCGGCCATAATCGTAGTCGAGGTCATTGCCGCCGCTAGCGCGTGTTCTCTGCTGCGGAGTATATTATCCGCGAGTAACGCGCCGATTATTTTCTTGGCGGGTTCCCAGCCTCCGAATCTTTCAGCGTCTGCCCTGCTGATCACATTTTCAAGTTCGTGATCGCCGACCTCAAAAGTCGCATTTTTATCGAACTTGTAACTGACCACGTTTTTCGCGAGGCCCATGACCGCGGTTGATACGATCCTTAATGCGCCCTCATCGAGCCTGCCGAAATATCCGGTCAGGGTTTCGGAAATTACCTCGGGTAAAATCTGGCCCGCGATATATTCCGACGGATCTGTAAAAGTCCCCTCAATGAGATACGCGACTGTAGGTTCCGGTTGTAGCGTAATGTTATTCATTTTTACGCCCCCTTATGCCGCGTAAAATGCGTTACAAGTGTAACCGCATATTACGTTGCCATCAGCAGTCGCTGCTTCTGTTGCCACAAAATAGTAATTTGTGTTGTTCGCGGTGGTTGAGACACCTTTTCCGCCGGTGGTCATAATCACTTTCGCGTCAACCGCAATAACCGCCGACGCTGTGATTTTCGCGGGCTGATTGTTCAGCGGGATGATTTCCATATCCCTGCCGGCAATCGCACCCTGAACGAGTATTCCGCACACGGTGGCTGACGTTGCTATTTCGACTACTTTATTCGCGTCAGTTGACGTGCTGGAAAACTTTACAAAAACCCACGAAAATGCCGACAGATCTGTGGTGGCTGTCGCTACGAATGGTATTGGTTTTTCTAGCATTGCTCCCATGTTTATTTGCCTCCTTTGGCCGCTATCGCTTTAGCTTTTTCATAGGCTTCTGCGTGCGAGAGTTTCTTTCCGACTTTTTCAGCCTCTATCTGCAATCCCTTCGCGGAAGCAATGATCGCTTCCTCTCCGGACAACTGCGTCCCGTCTGTTGCCTTGCCCGTAGGCGCTACCTTTTTGGACATGAGCGCCAAGGTTCCTTCCGCAAAAGACAGGTCCTCGAGTGACAGCTGTTTTACAAACACATGCTGTTTCGCCGGGTCCGTCTCTTCTATTTCAGCCTTCGACAGCTTTATGTCCGTCACTGCCAGTACTTTCAGCGCTGTTATCTTTTCCTCGCGCGCCTTTGCGAGTACGGCCGCCTGAGCGTCCTTTATGGTCTTTAGCTCCGTTTCCTTTGTGGACAGCGTGCCTTTGACCGTTATCAACTCGGCTTTTACCGTGGAGAGTTCGCCTACTGCTTCATCCCTGCCCTTAGAGAGCGTTGTTATAGCTTCAACAATCGCTTCCTCGGAGGCTTCGGCTGATAGCTTTATCCCCTTGGTTCCAAGAATTGCTATTATCTGTTTCATCTTGGATTGTTCCTCCTTCTTTTGATTTTTTAAATCGTTTTCAATCCGCAGCTGCTCTGCCCGCTGTGCTTCCCGTTCTTCGTGTTTCTGTGTCAATGTCGATAATGCCATGGGCATAAGTTCCATGCAAAACGGATCACTTGTCAGCGCTCCGCCCACCAACACGTTCGCCGTTGCCTGCCCTGTTTGGTCATCGACATATACCGGGTCTGATCCGTAGTACTCTATGGATGTGTACTCTTTGCCCTCCACTTTGTTCGCCTTTATGGCGTCTGGAGTGACTTGAGCTTTCATCCAAAGCGATTTTACTCTCTGCCCGGTGCTTAATGTTTTATCTTCTGCCTTTACATCAACAATCCAACCCGCAAATTCAGAAGCCCAATGTTCAAAATTAAGTTTGAGCCGGAATCTTCCGTTCGCGTCTGGCCAGCGTCTAACAGTTCCATTTTTAAAGTTCCTGACAAAATCTAAAATCATTGCGTCCGTGATCGCGAACGTACCTTTGTAGGTACCTGTTGAATCGAAAGAGTGTGTGGCCTCAAACCAATCGCCCTCTTTTAAAGCAAGCCTGTTTTCGGCTGTCAGTTTTATCGCGATGATACTTTGATTTTTTAAATCATTCATGCCGCTATCCTCCTGCTGATTATTCCCTTCCACATGGCAGGGATATCGTGATTGTGTTTATGACTTAAGGTAGACTGCGCGGCGACTACAGACGCGGGCACATCCCAGCCGTCCCACGTCTCAGGCTGTTCTTCGTCGGACATGATCGGGATCTTGTAAGATTCGCATGACCAGTGATTCGGTGGCGAACGCAACTCAATGTCCGGATCTCCCTCGCGCGCGGTACGCCCGGCTAGCCATGTGCAGATATCCGTTACGGGTGAGTCGTTCATGTATATCCAGCCGGTTATTGTTATGCCCGCGTTTTCGTATGTTTCATCACGACCCACATCGAGCGCAGACGGGATAATTGCGCCGGCGCCGAGGTTATTGGCCGAGCCTTTCCAGTCGTCCATGGCCTGCCGCGTTTGAAATAATATCTCTGCGTCAGTTAAGTTCTGATCTGCTGCTTTCTTCACGGCCAGCAAAGCTTCCTTGCCAAAAGTATCGGTCATGACCTTAAGCGTTACCGCGGCTGTTGATTTAACCCACTTTTTATTTTTAGGCAGGAAGTCATCTACCCCCGCCAGCTGTGATAAGGACAGGCCCGCTTTCTTTGCGGCCACTATCTGTTTGCCCTGGGCTTTTCCTACCTTCACGGCGCCGACAATGCCGTCAGTCAGCACGCCTCTTAGATTGGCGGTAAATCCGAGTTCAATATTTGCTACTGCTCCGACTTTATTGTCCTGGTTAAATTTGAGCTTATTCTCAACATCGTTTAAATATTTATCCTGAATCACCTGCAGGGCGGAATGAACATCCTTGTTCCACGAATCAGTTACGTTTGTGAGCTCTTCGGTCATGTCCTTAAACTTTATTTTGCCTGTGATTGATTTGATATACGCGGCGTCCTGTCTGGACAGGGTTGACATTTTGCTTTTATCTTTTGCGGGCATGTCCTCGGCGGGTTTGCCCTTTGCGTCTTTGCCGTCTGTCGGAGCGGCTTCGGGTGTGCTGTCCTCATCAGCAGGCTGGTCTTCAGGTGTATTCGGGTCGGGAATAACCGGTTCAGGCACTTTTTGATCAGGATCAGACGCGGCCATGATTTTAAGCTCAGGCAGTTTGTGCCGTTTGCGCAAATATGCCTCGTCTTCAGGCTGCGGCGTATACACGCCCATGTTGTAATAATAATTCAACATCCTTGCACGTTCCTCCCCTGCCTTTTCGTCCAGCTCGCCTTTAAGTACGGGATACTCAGCCTGTTCGCCGAAGTTGTAAATTATCAGGTCGTTCCACATACGCTGTGTTTTCTCGCAGATGTATTTTAGTTTTCCGGCAATCATGGAAAAGAAGAAATCAATATCAGCAACACCGAGGTTGTACGCCCCGCCATTCCCGCCCTGTCCGAGTTCCGAGAACGCGGCCGCGCCGCACTTGGCTATGTTTGTGTCCTCGAGTTTTATGGAGTTTATGACTGCGTCAGCTTTAAAATCAATGTTTATAATCTCAATGTCGAACCCCTCAAATTTATCGTTGTTCATGGTCCCCGTCTTTTTTAAATAAGCGTTTTCATGCACGACATAGTTGCTGACTGCCTCCAAAAAGGCTTCTTCTTCTGCCGTGCCGACTTTATTCGGTGGCACAGTGATCACAGGCAGACCCATAGACGCTTTTTCGAGTCCTATGCCGAGTAACTTGTAATAAATATTCTTTCTCCACCAGGGACCGTAAGCAGTACGCAGGACCGAGCGACCCTCGACATTGCCGCCTTTTCTTTTTTCGCTGAGGACAATCAGGTCTTCGCCCGGAATCCATGCGTCGGAAAATGGGGTTGAATAATTTGTTTGCTGATGTACTTCGATGATATCGCCGCGGGTGTCCATTTTCCAGCCGACAAGGCTGGTCTGGTCTCGGAAACCCATGGTGTGCAAACGCCAGATAAGCCCGAACTTGGGATGTTTATATGCTTCATAATCCAGCGGTTCAAATACAGCGTTACCAAAAAAGATATGACTGCCGAGGTCGTTTAAATTCTCGTCTGATGTCTTATTGAATCCATGCGCCCACTGCCACTCACACAACTCAGCATGTTTGTCCCCGCCGGCTACATCTGGAATCGAAAAGTTGAATGTCGCGGCTTTTATGATGCCCATAATTGATGTCTCGAGCAGGCCTACCTGATAATCCGAACGAAGCATTTTCTCAAACGTAATTGCGGCCTGATATCCCCTTAAGTCGCTTATATATTCCTCGTTGAATACATCACCCCACATGCGCGTGGCCACAACACCGGCAGACTTCTTTTTCTTTGCGTTCTCTGCCTTGTCAGCTGCGACAAGCTGTTCGGCTGTATATACTCTCTGATTTGGCGTGAGGTTTTGCAGTCTGTTTGCCAGTGCTTCGGGCGAGCTTATGGATGTGTGTCTGACGTTGAGTTTCATGGTATTTTTTTTCATTTACCACGCCTCGTTTTTATAAGATGTGGTATTTTGTTTTTTATCGTGTTTGTATACAGCTTCGGGCCGCACAGGCGCGAACGTCAGAGCCAGTGAATCAGCTTCGTCCGGACTTTCGCCGTCTACAAGCAACATGTCTTCCTTGGGCTGTATTTGTATATTGCCACTGCTGTCAATGCGGTACTTAATAAGCTTAAGCTGGGCAAAGAGTTCGTCGTTATGTTCAATTGCTCCCGGATCCCCGTCAAATTCACCCTCGCCTTTTGCCCACTGTCTGAGCCGCCAGTAACACTGTGCCCGGACATTCTTGTACTGTATTTTGCTGTTCGGTATCTGGTCCGCTTTGCCACCCAATATAACAGCATTCACAAAGTAGTTTTGTTCCCTAAGTCTGTCGGTAACACCGCCGCCTAAGCCAGCATCGTCCAGGGCGACAGAATGCGGCTTCATGTCCCATTCCTGCATGGCTTCGATACACAAGCCCACGGGCTGCATTACGTTCGGCGTTTGCGAGGATTTAATAACCTTTGCCTTATTGCCATTGCGCAGGGTCAAGGACGTACGATTGCCGCCCCTGCCTATGTCAACACCGAGGATGTTTTCTCTGCTCTTTTCCATTACCACAGGAGCCGCGAGCGATTCGACTTCTTCGTCTGTTAAAAGCTGTTGATATCCTTCTTCATCTACAGCATTTGCCGCAGGGAATTTGCATTCATAAAAAACCGAAAAGAACATCTGTTTCCGCATTTCGGCTATGAATTCAGGAGTGAAGCGCCCTTCTTCCAGAGCGACTTTATAATCAATCCAAATTTTATGCGTTGTTTTATCTGTCATGGTTCTGTAAAAGTGATTGCGCCTTAAGGGATTTGCAAATTCATATAGGCGGCTGTTTTTACTGCCGCCCAACATGCGCATTATAAAAGCGTAAAGGTCGTCATTCATCAGGACAGAGTCATCGATGTATATATCATCCGCGCCTTCGCCCAGGAGCTTCTCGCCTAGCCTTTTGCTGTTCCTGTTTTCGGCTGAAAGTATCTTTATCTGCCCGCCGCGCTTGAATGTGAGATGATCACGCCGGCGTTCCCTGCGTAACCGCTCAAGGGCGCCGCCGTCAATGGCGAGCTGTGATGAAAATACTTCATGGTCAAAGATATGCTGATTGACCTGGTGCATTATGATTTCGGCCTTTGCTTTTGTGCCGCCGATTATGATTTGCTTGCGCGGCAGGAGTATGCCTTTAATTATTATTCCGCAACCTGCCGAAGTTGACTTGCCATACTGGGTAGGGGCGATCACGCCCACGCGCGGGTGAGGCATTAAGACTATCTCGTCAATAACATCGCGCTGGGTTTTTGTGAATTCAAGCGGCTTATTGCTTTCATCATGAAAAAGACCGACAAACTCATTTAACATTGCGACTTTATCGGGAGTGGCACAGATCATTTACTGGCCCCGATTATTTTGGCGGCCTTTTCGAGCATCTGATCCATTTTGCTCATTGAGCTTTCGTCTGCCTTATGCTCAATCTTCTGGATGTTTTCCCAGCGGCCCTTACTGCGGTTAACCAGGTAAAAGATTGTCAGCGTTGTATTGCCTGTCTTTATCTGCTTGACCATTTCAGACTCAACCAATCCACAACACGCCTGCTCTGCTTCAACAAACAACTGGTTAAAGGCTTTATCCTCTTTGCGCCACGTCTGAACCTGTCTCTCAGATATGCCAGACGCTTTTGCAGCCACATAAATTATGCCTACACTGTCAATAAATTGTTTTAAGAAGAGTGCTTTTTTGTGGGTTGTACGTTCCTGTTCCCTTTTATGCATAGAAGTTTTGGAAGTTTTAGTTTTGGGTTTATCTGTTGACTTCGTTATTTTCTTTGCGCCCATTAAGCGTTTTCTCCCGTGTTTGTGAGATTATCTTGCTTGCCGGGAGTATTACAGATAGACTAAGGGATTGTCAAAAAGTAGTGTGTGTAAAAATTACACAATTATGATTTTAAAATTGGCAGGATTGTAGCTGTGTTTATTATGCTATATTCATTTTCTATATTCTTCATAATCCTTTTTCATTACTTCATTAAAAAACTCTCTCATCAACACAAAATTCTCGGGCAAAAATTCCCCGGTTATAGTCTGTTCTCTTCCCTTAACGGTCATCACTACATTGCTGGCATTTATTATTTCAAGAAGTTCTTTTTCGTAAATCCGATATTCCGCTCTCTCTTTAGTCAAAGACAAATCATATCCAAAATATTCTTTTTCCCTATCTTCCCAGCTCCCCTTTTCGGAAGATAAAGTTATTCTCTTTCCATCTACTTTAAGAGTGAGACTTTCGCCTTCTTTTATTCCTATTTCTGTTCGTCCCGCATAAGACAAAACTATGAAATAATAGGCCACATCATACTTCTGCATCTTCTTTTTTATCTGAACTGGTAAAAACCCAATATAATCACTGGCATTTGATAATATTATTGGATTATAGACCAATGATGTTTGTATGGTATTTTCATAATCGTTAAAACTTTTTGACAACTTATACGGAGTAGATTTTATTGTTTCCCTTAAACTACACGCACCCATTAAAAACGACAGCAACAGAATCACAAGCAATTTAATTTTCATTCTATTCCCCCTTTTTTATTTTATTAATATATATTCGCATATCTATCCGCACTTTTCAAGCTTTTTCCTTCTCTTTTTGTATATCTGTCTTTTTATAGTATCTCTTGATAATCCGCTAAATTTCCCCATTTCCGCAATAATACCTTGCCAGCCATATCCAGCCAGCATTCCTTTTCTGCCTGTCTCTTTTCGTAGTACCGAATAACACTTCCTGAGTTTTTGTCTTCTCCGCTTTTTGTCCATATTTTCAAGGATAGTAATAACGTTATGCCTTGTTATCTTTACCGTTCCTGTTATTTTTCCGCCCGAATTACTTACGTCTTTCAGGCTCTTCGGTAGTTTAAAACGCTTCCCTTTCACGGTCATTACGGCCACATGCACAGAATAATAATCACACTGACAATAATACCGGTCACAAACCCATAAGCAAAATTCACATCAAAATATGGCTTTATCTTTTTCATAATTCGACCTCCTCTTGTATTTCATATTCTTCGCAGAATAAATTTAGATAAGGCGAACAGCTGACTCTTTCCGGTTCTTTATTACGTTTTTTGCAGTAATCTTCGGCTTTTTTTTCATCCATGAATATTGCTTTTATGAAACTTTCATGGGGTTCGTGACATACGTATACTTTTCTTTTCACGCTTCAACCTCCTCAATAAATTCTTTCGGCACTTTCTCTTTCTTGTAAGCCGATATCCGGTTTCCGTTTTTATCCGGGATGCCCATTACCACAAATTCAACTTCGACATATCCTTTTCCGCAGTCCCGGATTATCCGGCGGCCCTGCCCTTTCGCCGCCACCTGGATGACATAGTGCTCTTTCTTTTTCAGATCCCAGTACTTCACAGGCCTGCCGAATTCATCCGCCCGGCAGAGGGATTCTTTGAAACGAGTCTTTGTTTTTCCGCCGTGCTTTTTGTGCTCATCGATATTTTCAGTGCTCATTCAACAATCCCCCTTCCTTTTCGTTTTGTTTTATATTACAAAAAGACTGCGTGTCGGTGACAAATACCCTGTCGCATGGCAGGGACGGGCATATCACCACGGGCACGCCGCATACTACCTCGATGTTCACGCCGTCTTTTAACTCGCTGATCAGCGGCACGGGTACCACAATCACATCCGGCCATGAGCCCGTCCTGCAGGCGTACTCGTCTATCGCGTCGATAATAGCGGCCTCACTGCGTTCAAAGACTATACCGCGCCGGGTGCCGGCGCCGATTGCGTTCATTACTCACAGTCCTGTACGGCGTTCTTTACTGCTTCCATGCCGGCCTTCATGCTCGCGGCTTTTTCCCTGAGTTCGTCTGCCCTGGCTGTGAGCTTCTCGGCCTTCGCTTCGAGCTTTTCCGCTTTCTTACCGGACTTTAAAAGATTTTTGATAAAGCGCTTAGTGTCCTTGTCGAGCCTGCGCGTGTACTTTCTTTTGTGTTTCATTTCGGGTTCTCCTTTTTCACGGCCTAAGCCGAATTTGTTTTTGCAGTCTTTGCATAGTGACGAAACAACAACCGGTATCTTCCTTCCGTTAAGCTGTTCTTCCGCCTCATGGTCGAGGCGGCACTTCGG